CCTCCCAAAGATCTTTCCATTGACCTTGGTCTTCAAGTTTCTGCTGCCGCTCTGAACGCATTTTTTCGTCAAGAGCATTCATCTTCTCCTTGACACGTTGAAACTTGCCCTCAGCTTCTTCAGCACGAGCTTTTTCCGCTTGAAGTTGCTGCTGATAAGCAGAGACATCAATATTGACAGTGTTTTCAGTCTCAGCCACGGGCTGTTCAGAAGACACCACGGGCGTCTCCTGGATGACTTGTTCTTCCATCTTTAAGAATTAGTAGACTCTTCTACTTTACTAGACTTTGCTCTTTTAGTAGTTTTCTTGGGAGAGGGAGCTACAGGCTCTTCTTTCTTGGGAGGGTTTAGCTCTTCAAAACGGAGTCCAGCCATGATTCTTAAAGTTGCGGCTCTTCTACTTTAGCCTCACTGCTCGGCGCTGCCGCTTTAGGTAAAATTTCGCCTTGAACCAACATGTCTCGGAACTCGTCGCGATCAATAATCTGATCCTCGAACAGCTGACCCATTGCCGTAATGTCTTGACCAATTAACCTCTGAAGATCAAAATCACGACTTAGCTTGATCTTGGGAGGTTCAATGCCTAAATATTTTGCTGCTATGTCATAAGCCTTTTGAAGACCAGACTCAATATCCATTGAGATTATTGCCAGCATCGAGTTTGTCTCAATGCGATCCAAGCGTCTTGCATCAGCCGATTCTGCTACGAACTTTTGGCCTCCCAGAGTGCTAAGACCCAGCATTCCCATTTGCTGCTGTAGCTCTTGTATTTCTGCTGACTGAGCCTCAAAAGCACTAGAAGCAGGTTCGACGTAATAAACTTTATTACCAGGCTGTGTTGCCATTGCGTAATTGACGCTAACAGCCATATCTTTTGTTTGATCGTCCCATCCTTCTAAAACCAACATAGGCTGGCTTGCGATATGCAAACTATGGATCAGATCAGCCTGACGCTGGAAGTGAGCAAGATTGAGATAAGCAATATCCAGCAACGGTGGACGGCTAACCATTGTTTCAACTTTATTGGCGTAAATAGTTACAATAGGAATATCTTCAAGGCTATAAGGCCCTTGCTCTACTAGCTCAAAATCCGCATTAGCGTCTAATTGGTTGAAAGAGTTAGGGTACGGAAAAGAGCCCTGCATCTCTTGTTTTTGCTGCTCCTGACGATAGACACGGTAACGACCTGGCTCGATAACACGAATTTGATCATAAACCTTTTCTCCAAACTCTCCGTCAGCAACAACTGCCTTTTCGCCAACGCGTATTTGAGTCAACTTCCCATAATTTGACTCTCTATCTAGACGCCATCCATAAATATTGGTTGGATCTACTTCAATCCAGTATGGTCGGCGATTTTGCGCACGTTCTTCTGCAAGATTCCTAGCGTTAGTAGGTGCAGGAAAATCAACTAAAGTATGAGAATGACCATAAGTTAAAGCACATGTTGCTAATCTTCGCGCGTACTCGTCAATATCAGAGCCGCAACCGTCAACATCTTTATTAAAAACTTCAGTCCAATAAGAATCCCCTTCAACGCTAATCGGCTTACGCAGAATCAAACCAGCAGCTGCTCTGATTAGGCGTTGCGTATAGGGCGAAAATACAGCTCTATTAACACGCGCCAAATAAGCTGAATAGTCCTCTCGGGGCTCAAGCGGCAAGAAGGTTTCGCTGTTTTCACGCAAATACTCGGTGCCACTTGTCACCGCTTTCATTATTTCCCATGCCTTCATTTGATCGATCACCGCTTTGGTGCGAACAAATGGACTATCAACGCTTCCAAGGTAGGAAGAGCTGACAAGGTGAGTGCGTACCGAGCCAGGAACGGAATAAGTCATGTCACCATTTCACGCGATTGGCCCAATAAGCAGGGGAAAGCTTGCCACGCTTGATATTGGCTGCATGGCGAGCCTTAAAGGATTCACGGCGACGTTTTGCTGCTACAGATTCTCCTTCACGCTTTGGTGAGCCACTCACTCCCTGTTGTCCGAATCGGATCAGTCGAATCGTTTCACCTTCCTTTACCAAAACGGCATGGGATTTTGTTGGGTGACTCGGAGTGCGCTTAGGTTTGTTGTAGCCAGCAAATCGCTCGCCGCGATATTCAACCATTGGATCAACCTTTACTCAAGGTTGCTGGTAATGGTTCCACTGGTGATGAAGTTACATGTTGCAACGACAAGATCACCGGCAGTAGATCCAATATCCATGCTGGTAATGATGCCAGCAAAACTCACTGAATCAGTGCCAGTGCTTGAGCCAGTAGTAAATAGCTCAAACGTTGCATCAGCTGGATCAGCAGTTGTCACGATGTCCTCGATGAGTCCCGATTGACCGGTCGCATCAGGATCGTAAACAAGCTCAACTGTGCCAGAGCCAGAGATCATGCTTCCGACGTTGGTACGGAAGCTGTCGCCGTGCTTGCTCGTATCAAGCGTTTCTTTTGAGATGCTCAGTGTCCAGCTACGAGTACCAACGATGGTTGCGTTGGTAGCCCCAGCAGCGTCAAACTGAACAGAGCCCTCTTCTCCTCGAATAACAGCCATTGGTAGACATAGGAAGGTTCTATGCCTATAAGTCTAACTCCTTAACCGTGGTAAGCCACGGTGATGTGCGGTATTAACGAAACCGTACCAGATGCAATAGAGGCGATCCGCATACGAATAAGGGTGGCGGGCTTGCCGTCGCAGAAGTAAACGTATTGACCGGCTGCGTTGATTGTCTTGCTGGTGTCAATTGTGAACCAAGAGCCGTCGCCGTTGAAATTTGCCTCTATAGCAAGCGTAAAATTGCCGCTAGATGAAACGTTTGCAGCAAAAGCATAACTAGCAGAATGGGCAGGGACTTGCATCCAGTCATCCACGCTGGTCATCTCTGCCCCCGTGTGCTCGACAGCGTTAGTAAACCTGTCAACAGCCGTATTTGCAACAGCAGCCATTACTTCTTACCTCCTGCCGCTTTGCGGCTCGATTTTTTTGCCGTTTTTGCAGCTTTCTTAAAAGCCTTTGCGGTTGGAGCGCCTTTAGCGCCTGGCTCACGCATTTTTTCACCAGAACCGGCTTTTATGCGTTTACGCTTTGCCGCGATGTTTGCGTACAGTCCACGCTTTTTCTTAGGTGTCATTTTTTCTTCTTAGTAGTGGTTTTCTTTTTGCCGCCTCGAACGGCCTTCATGTAACCTTCGCAACGCTTCATCGCTGAAGATTTTTTAGATTTAGGACTAGCCATCAATTACCCCAGGAAGCCCGCAACCGGGATTGACTTGCCACATTCTAGGCCAATCGTGGATCGCACTCAAGGATGATCATCTTCTTCTTATGCTTCTCAGTGTCTCGCGGGTAGTACTTAACTACTAGCGTGTTGGCAAGGATGTCCTCCGGGGGCTGGAGCGTCCTAAATTTCTTGCCGCACTCCTCGCAAACACGAAACCTCACTACATCATCATCTTGTGATGTATAGGTAGACACGACCTTTGTTTCCCCCGATCCGCAAGCAGGGCAGGGCATTCTCCTCAGTGACTTCACTTCAATACAACCGATAAGAAGTAGTTCCCATGGTCTCGGGTTTAGCTAAATTAAACTGTTGTAAAACTAAATATCCGAAGGCGTCGAAGGCGTGGTCTACCCCTAAATTCTTATTCGGTAGACCCGTCCCAGGGGAATAGGTCAATGTCCGCAGTGATTTGATCAAACTCTTGCATCGTGGGTGAATCACTGTACGACGCTCTCCCGTCGCATCCATCAATGCTGTATTGACTGAAGTAATTTTGTCACGGATCTTCCATGGCGCTTTCGGCGATTGCACCGTGAATCCACTTCGACGCAAAATTGCATGGTCCGTAACCCCCACACCCTGTGTCTTCCTGGCCCCGCCCGTAGGGTCTGGACACGCAATAATCCTTCGATCCACACCATATCGACGGGTAACCTCCTCCGCAAAATCCCATGTCGTTGCTCCACCCGTCAACATGATCTCGTCAAATACATACAACGTGTGACCATCCTTTACTGCCACAATTCCACTCATTGGATCGACGTTAAAATCAACCCCCAATAACAACGGCTGAATCGCAATATCTCGCGCTTCTGTTGATATGTTCTCGTCCGAAAAACTGATCGCAACTAAACCCGTTAAATTCTCGAAGCTTGCCTCGAATTCTTGTCGAAACGTTCGAGAATCAAGCTGCGCTCGGGCTGCTTCCACCTCCTTCGCACTAACATTCCCCCCGTCAATCGTTGTATAACTCCACCGTTGCCATAATTCTGTGGGATCTTCCGCCACATAACACCACAAGTCATAAAACCAGCTAGCTGTGCCATCAGGCGTTGAAATAAACAGCGCCCAACCCTCCTTATCCGCTAAAGCTGGTCGTATTACCTCAAACCACACCTCTGCATCCATAAATGCAGCCTCATCCAACACCACTCCACTTAAACTTCGACCCCTTAACGCCATTGCGTTCTCGGTTCCCTTTAATTCAATCGTGGATCCGTTGATTAGCTCGATCCTGAGGTCCGTTTCGTTCTTACTGTGAATCCATACCTTCGGTACAAGCTTCTTTAACGCTCTCCAAGCAATGTCTTTCGCCATTCGATACGTTGGCGCACAATAAAAAAACGTCTCCCCTGGTCGATTGATCGCTCCACGCAACAACTCAACGCATGACAGGTACGATTTGCCGAATCGACGACCCGCTACTAATACTCGGAATCGCTTGTCGCACGAAAATACTTCGCCTTGCGCCCATCGAAGTTGAATGGGGTCGGATTTTTGACTCATGCCTATCACAATACATAGCTTTCTGACCCCTGCCCCCCGTTGTCCACACGCTCCAGCAACAGTTATCATTTGTGGAACGGTAATCTTGTGGCAAATGGGACTTAGAACGCCTGACGCGGTTAAAGATGAACGGGTGAGACGCTTATATCGTCGTCAACTCGATGGGCTTTCAGCTAGAGCACTCGTTTATGATCATGCCGAAAAAGAACAAGTCAGCATTCCTACCGCTTGGCGTGATTGGCGTGATGTAAAAGCACTTGTTGATGAAGACTGGAAAGAAGATCGCGAAAATATGTTGGCGAGACTTCAACACATGCGCACCAAACTCTTTCATCAAGCTCTAAAGAAAGGGCAATTGCAAACCGCGAGTCAGGTTCTGGATTCCATTGGACGTGTTATCGGTGAATCAACTGAAGTCGTCAATATCCAAGCGCCTGATCTGACGATCAAGATCGAAGACAAAACCACCTGACGCTCCAAACAACAGCAAAGACACCGAGCCTTCCATATTGGGGGGCTTTTTTAGTACACGAGTGCTAGTTGACGAGAATATGTTTAGGGTACCGGGCCTGAGAATGATTCTCATTTTTATTCGCAACACCGCCCCCCTATTGAGAATGAGAATGATTATCGTTCTCGGTAGTACAAAATAGTACGCTTTCGCAACGTTGTGAAAAAGTGAGAATGATTATCATTATTAAAATAGTGAGAATGATTATCATTTTACTTGAGAATCGTTCGCGTTAAAAGTTTACAATTCTTTTTGATTTAATCCCGTAGTTTTCGATTAAATCGACTATAATAATAGAAGAGAAGAGAGGGGGGAGTTCGCTTCCCGCTTTCTTCTCCCTGGCCTAGCAAGCCTAAGCACCTGGACAACCACATAAGCTCACCCACTGATAGTGGATCAAAGGATCTCACGGCCTGCCATGGTTTGCACCATTGCAGCGCCAAACCGCTTTGACTGGCTAGACCCTTTACCGCATCGCTATCACTAAAAGCGGGTGAGCCACCCTAGAACCGCTTCAAACACCCACAACACCACGAGACAACACCATGACGCTTGAGACCTATTTCACACGCTGTTGCCTCGCTTTGTTCTCGGTCGGTTGCGTTGGCCTCTTGGTCAACGTTGCCGGTCAGAGCTTGGCCGAGACACCGAACCAAAACAGCGGAACACAAGTCCATAGGATCGCAGGATGGAATCAGCGATGATCTCATCTCCCTATGTAACTTTCACCGCTTCTGACTTTATGTCTATTTCATCAACCGGCGTTATGACTGCTAAGTATGTTCTTCAAAGATCGTACGGGTTTCAAGGTAGCAAGCTATGGGCAAACTCTGAGTTCTTCGAAACTTTAGAGCGTGCTGAGTTGTTTGTTATTCAGATGAAGCCTTTCTGGACTGACAACAAAGAGTGCCGGATCATTCCAACATCTGAGCTTTAAGGATCGCCCGCCTTTGAGCGGGCTTTCTCGTATCCGTACCAACAAAACAAACCTTATGTATCGCAAACTCGAATTAAGTTTTCAAGGCGGCAGACGTTACAGGCTACGGATCTTTAATTTCATTAAGTCCGAAAGCCGTTATTCATACGACCCGGCAAACGTCTTTAATGGGGATCACGGCGAAATCATGGACATCTTGGATGAATGGAAGGATCACCTGAACAAGACAGGCCAGCCATTCATCGACACAGCAGGATGAAAACCGCCCGGCCTAAAGCCGGGCTTTTTTATGCTTTGCTGTTAGGATACTAGGGGATCACGGGATCAAAGCTCGCGACCCGACAACCGTACCAACACAACACTATGGGGAAACCTCTCGGATTTATTCTCGATCAGGGATCGAGTCCTATTGACGGATCACCTTACGTGGTGATCTTGACGCTGAAATCAAGCAACAGGAAGACCGGCAACATGGCTCAGGTCTGGATCCTGAGGAGTGATTTAAACCCTGTTGAGGCTGTACAGATTGGCGCTGACGTTTCGATCTGTGGAAACTGTGGACATAGAAAACAGGAAGACGGTTCCCGCTCTTGTTACGTCAACGTGGGGCAGGCTCCGCTTAGTGTCTGGCGTGCGTTCAAGGCTGGTAAGTACGAAACAGATCTAACCGTTGCACAAGGTAGGAAGTACCTGTCAAAGGTCAAGATTCGCTGGGGAGCCTATGGAGATCCAGCCATTATTAACCCGATCATTTTTAACGCTGTTAATAGCGCAGCTGCAGGTCACACAGCCTACACGCACCAATGGAAAGAAGCCTGGGCGCAGTGGGCGAAAGGTTCCATGCAAGCTAGTTGTGACGGAATGCAAGATTACCTGGACGCCAGCGCCCAAGGATGGAAAACTTTTAGCGTTGTTCCTATCAACATCGAGTACGCAGGGATTAAAAAGTGTCCCGCAACAGTAGAAGGGAGTAAAGCGCAGTGTCTGACCTGTTCGCTATGCGATGGAGACAAGACTGATATATACGTTCAGGCGCATGGTTCAGGCGCTAAGTACGTCCAAACAGTATGAAACGCAAAGCCCCGCCAAAGAGCGGGGCCTTTTTCATGGTTCCGTACCAAAAGCAGCTAGGCCACAAGCTCGCGATTGAAGACGGACTCTGGACCGTAACGCTCTACCAGCTCAGGGAAGCACTCAAGCAAGCGTTGACGATTAATGGGGTCAGCAGCTGCGAGACAGTCCGCAAGCTTGACGGAGAAGGATCCACCATTACGGCGAATCGTTCCAAGCATTCTGTGAAATTGTTCTGAAGTGAGTTCCATTTTGATTGTGTGATGTTTGATTAAGGTTAGGTGGGTTTTCAGGTTCCGAGAAAGGTGATCACGGAACCCTCACTACGAGCCCTGAGAAGCTTCTCTCGAACCCATAACGCTCTGCCAGCCTTAGCGCGGTTCGTAGCCTGCTCGCAGTACGTGTCGAGGGCTTCTACGAGCATTGCTGACTCGTCAGGGGACATGAACTCCTGGGGTTGAACACTAGCCACGTAGTGATCCTCGTCTAACAGTCGTTTGAGCGTAGCCATTGCTTTTGGTTGGTTGCTTTGATAGGATAGCACTTGAATGGGTCAGCACAAGCGATCCGTTCCAACAACACCAACACGAAACCGCCCATGACAAAAGCTTTCCCACGAACCAGAAACACCAAGCTTCAGACACTCAAAAACTTCATCCTTAGCTTTCTCAAATGAACTTCTCCGACTACGAAAACGACTATTTCCCAGCATTGCCCGATGACTTGACCGAGGAAGAACTCGAAATGATGGAATATCTCGCTGACCTTCACGACCTCGAAAATTCCGTTCCAACAACAGCAGAACGCAACTCGATCTGATTTTGTCCAACTTTTCCAATCCATCCAACAATGTCAACCCATCAGGAAGTCCAAGCCCGCCTGTCTTACGCTTCAGCAATGCTTGAAAGAAGTATCCGTACTTCATCTATCGCAACAATGATCAGCGCAAAGTTTTGCGTCTCACGTTCCACCGCTTACAACGACATCACAGCAGCTAACGCTGAGCTTCAGCTAAGCGATGACGGTCCAAGCATTGAAGAATCTTCCGAACCAGTAAACACCGATAGCGTCCTAGCAATGCTTCAACATCGCTTTGAAGTTGCTGTTGCTACTGGTGATGACAAAGCTATTTGCAGCCTAGTCAAAGCAATGGATCAAGCCAAAAGATGGCAAGGCTACAACACTCAATCATCTTCCCCTTTCGCATGAACGACCTACACACCCCTCAACAAAATCTACTGATGCTAGAAAGATGTCCGACATGGTACGAACATCTAGACAAAATTGATGCAGCAACAGCAGAGTGGGATCGCATCTATGACATCCGTACCAATGCAAACTGGGAGCTAGATGAAGGGGGCTGGTTTGCTCCCTGTCCTGATACAAATCAATTGATCCCTGAATACGATTGGATCGAAAATGGACTCCCTTACCCTGAAGACAAATGATGGATTACAACACCTATCGCAACTACTACAAAGGAAAAGCTAGGGATCTTCCAAAATATCCTGCCCTTCCAAATGCTGTTGAGTTGCATAAACTGGACGACCTAACCGCCTTGGCACTCGAAGGGGCAGCAACCTGGGATGAAGTAGACCGAGCAATGGATGCAGTCCTAGAACATCCCCACAACACCTACACCAAAGAATTGCTCGAATACCGTCAACGACAACTCTTCTTCAAATGAAACCTGATCAGTTTCACGTCCCAAATGCTCTATTCGTGGAAAGGTCTCTTCGTAGAGAAGGGCCTTCCCCTGTTTATGTAGCCTGGAAACCACATATATCCAGGCTATTTTATGATAAAAAAAGCCTGTTAAAGTTTTGCGCTTGGCCAAAATCTTTGGCTACTGGTCAGGCTTTACGTGATTGGCTTGATTCCTTCGATGATCAACCTTCCGCTCCAAATGAACAGCATCATGATCGGATAGCGGCAGAAGGGTTTGGCCCTGAAGCACATCTAGATGAATCTGATCCTAACCACCAAACCAAAACGGTAATTTAGTATGAACTTGACCTGCCCTGACTGTAATCATGAAAGATCAGACACGCTTGAAACTAGAAAGATTAATACTACTCATAACTCGCTCATTAAAGCTTGGAAAGGTTACGCTCCAAAAGATTGTATCGTTAGAAGAAGGCATGAATGTCAAGTTTGTGGTCATAGATGGTCTACCTTGCAGTTGAGCTTTAGTGATGTGAATAAGCTTCGCGGGGTTATTGTTGATAAAAAGATTCAACAGAAAACTAAGGCGATTCAAGTGTTGTTAAAACAGATCGATGCTGACCTGAGGTCTCACATGTAGGGCCAGGACGGTTCTGTGTCTACGTTCCAAACGTCCTCATCATTAATGTTGATGGGGCGTTTTATTGCGTACTCTGTAAATATATCCTTTAACTCCTGTGTTGACATACCAAGCTCTTTGGCCTCTTTAGCGACATTTCTTTGTCCTGTAAATATATCCTCTAAAGCTCTTTCTAAATTCATCGCCTATTACGGCGTTTTTTTTGCTCCTGGTTCCTATACCAAAATCCTTTGCCAAGTGCTGTTAATCCTTCAGGACTCGCAGCTGACGCTGCCTCCTCTCTTGCTCTATCAATGTTGAAAAATACTTGACGCTCATTTGCGCCACGACTCATGTCCTCTGCTCTAGGCGGCATCAAGATCTAACGCTCCAAGCGCCAACATAGCTTGATAACGACTAAGACGCTCAGACCATCGACACTCACAGCCACGCATCTCCAATTCGCTCATCATCCTCAACTGGACAGTACCGTTCGGTTTGCCAATGATGATCGCTCCAGCTTTCACCTTTAGGCCGATCATCTCCTGTAAGCCAAGACTATAAGCACCAAGTTGGTCTTGGTGATCTACAAGCCATGATTCAGGCTTATCTGACTCCCTAGAACTTGTCTTAAAGTCACAGATCGTTAGACCCAGCGGTGTGTCTATTAGGGCGTCTGCCGTCCCAGCAAAACCTGACGTGTGGCTAATGCTGAACTCTGATGCGTGAATCGCTGTCACCGTTCCGCTAACCAGCCAATCTGATATACCTCTGGCGTACTCACGGGCTGCCCAATTAACTTTGGGCGCTCCCTCCATCGACTTCTTAAGTGCCCAGGCGGTGACGGCTTTTGGAGGACGTGCCAAACCATCATCCCAAACCTTCCACGATCCCTTCTTGTTGGCACTCTGACGGGCCAACTTTGAAGCGGTCTTGAGCACATACTCGCACTTCTCATGAACTACCGTCCCACGATCACACGCAATTTGTCTCTGTAGGTCACTCCCTGGCTTTTTTGACCATCGGGCCAAAGCATCCTTCTGACTGTCAGGAGCAGTGTGTTTCAAAATGTGAGTCACAGAGTGATACTCACGATCCTCTTCATCTCGATATATCCGAAATGGACCTGAGTTGTCTTGCTCTAAATGCCACTTTCGTAGTGTTGCCAGTTTCTCTTGAACATCATCCGGCATGTTGCTCCAGCCATTTCTTTGTTAATAGGTTGATCTTTGGCTGTACCAAATGGAAACTGGACACAATCATGCTGTGCTCCCCAAGATCAATCCGTATACAGCCATCCTCCAAAACCGTAGTCACAGGCTCTGGAATCAAAAAAACTTCTAGGTCTTTAGCCATTCAAGGCATAGGTATCCAAAATCAGAATACCACGGAAAGAAGAGCGGACTTATGGACGTTCCTGCCTTGACGGTGGCATGTTGGTTCACGCTGAACTGTGCCAGCACCGTTCCAAGATTGGAATCCATTCTGCAATCTGGTTGCCTACAAGTGAAACCGCCTGACCTAGCAGCTTCCACAACCGATTGCGGACAGGCAGGCTTTCGGTAATAAGATCCAAAAACCTAGTCCTGCCGCTCCAAATGATCAGCCTGCTGGATTAAATGGATCGCCGCCTACAACCATTTGCTGTAGGTCAAATCCGTTCTTCTGGGCTTTCTCCCAAGCAGCATCCATCTTGTCGTCAGAATGCTCTTCATCATCGCGGGGAACGATAAGAAGCTCATAACGAGTCATATCAGCTTGGATCTTGCTTAACTCAAAGTCCCAGCCCAAAAGGTTCTTAGAATACTTTCGATTAAGACCGTACTTTGCAAACTGACGAGCCAAAGAAACGTGGGAAACTTCAAGAACTTGAACTAGATTTAAGTCCCAGTTATAAACTGGCCAGGTTAAACATTCTTGGGGCTTTCTTGGGCCTGTCTTGTCATAATTCAGAGCTTGAGTGTAGTTAGCACCAAACTCTGCATCGATGTCAGCCTGAGATGGTTGAGATACAAAACGGAAAGGTTTTGCACTTCCGTCCGTACCGTCAGCCCAGACAAGCCAGTAGCAGAGAGGGTCTTCCTCTAAAAGTGCAAAGTTTGCAGGCTTGCCTGCTTCTAACTTTGTGTAGCGAAGATAATTATCTTTTGAGGAATTACCTTCGGCCTGTTGCTCCATTGACTGGAGGAATGTTGAAGAGAGTTTCACGTAGAAATTACGGGATGTGTTTTTGCATCGTTGACCGATGCCTTCAAATACTATACGATCACGGCCTAGACGTCAAGTCGGTCTAGAATAAAAAAATCCCCTGAGCGAAACCACACTCAGGGGACAGGCTTGAACACCACATTCTCATAGTACATGAACTTTTTTCAATTCGTCAACACGCTTCCCTCAGGACTGGTATACGCGCCGATATATCGCAAAGGCGCTCCAATGCTCTCCGGTAAGCCCGCAACCGGAAAGAACCCCCTAGAAGCCAGCTTCGATCACAAATTTGGGCCAGCTGATGTTGCCCTTGCGTCCCAAAAGAATCCTGACCTTCAAGCTGTTGGCGTCTTCACCGGCATCAGAGGCAATGGCATCGTCATTCTTGATGTTGATCGTGGCCTCAAGAAGCTCCTCAAGATTTGGGGTCATACGCTCCACAATGCCCCTGTCGTTACTTCGACCAGGGTCAATGCTGCCAAGTACTTGTTCCGCGTTCCAGAAGAGCTATGGAACGTCGTAGAAGGCCGAGGGCTTGGTGATCAGGATTACGAAATCCTCTGGAACTCAAAACGGCAGGGCGTCATCTTTGGTGCCTATCCAGGTGGCAAAACTTCTACGCCTGGTGAATATAAAATTGAAGGAGATCTCAACTCCATTCCAGTAGCTCCAGACTGGTTGTTGGCGGAAATGAGACAGCCGCCAAAAACTATGGTTAAACGTGATCTTGACTTCTCAGATAGAACCGCAGATGAAGTCTTTGAAATTATCAAAGATTGCCTAGATGTAATTCCCTGCAAAGGCAAAGGATCCAGAGATCATTGGGTCAAAATTGGTATGGCAATTAACTCTGCCTTGCCAACTGAAGCTGGTTTAATGCTTTGGTCTGCCTGGTCCGCAGAGGATCCTGACTTTGCTTCTGAATGGCAAGACTCAGACCCCTGTAGAGATGTCTGGTTCTCCTTCAAAGGTGGTGCTGTAGGCATTGGAACCCTGATCTGGTTAGCCGATAGAGAAGACCCAGAGAGGCACCGATTTTCGGAAGACGCAAAAAAAATCGTAAAAACTGCTGACGAACGCAAGGTCCAAGAAATTCGTACCGCAACTCTTGACTTCCATGAAGTCATGAACCGCGCCAAAAAAATACTTGATCTTGATAACCCTGCTGAGGTCAACTACAAGCTCAATACTCTGGCTCTTCAGGCTGGCTACAGAGATCAAGGCGCGTTAGAGCGTTTGATCGTTGATCAGCTTCAGTACGAAAACAAGAGAAACATCCTGACCTTGCCTGAACTTATGGAGTTGGACACTCAGCGTGAATACCTCATCCCTGATGTCCTTCCTCATCCCTCTGTCGTCTTGATATATGGCGCTGGTGGTGATGGCAAGTCAATGACGGCTTGGGCTATCGCCAAACACGTCTCGCTTGGTGAACCGTTCCTCGTCAGGGGAAACAACGTTCCAGTACAACAAGGGCCTGTATTGCTGCTCAACGGTGATCAGTCTCTGATGCAGATCAAAGAGCAGCTAGAAGAGGTCGATTATCCAATCGATGAGAACACAAGGCTCCTGACTGACTGGCAGCTTCAACGCTATGCACAGTTCGTCAAGTTAATGAACAAGCATCAGCCAAAGCTGGTCGTCATTGATTCCCTCATTGGTTGCTCTGGTGGACGGGCCTTTGATGAAAACAAGTCTGAGTTTGCTCAACCCCTCTACTGGCTCACCAAAAACAACGGCATCCTCTTCCCGGCCACAACGATCCTTATCGTTCACCACGCCAACAAGAACGGTGGCTTCAGAGGTACCTCAGCGATTCGTGACGCCGTTGACGAGACATGGGCGCTTAGACAGCCCACTGACGAGGAGAAACGCTCTGTAGGGGCTCACAGCCGCCTCATAACGATCGAGAAGTCACGGTCTGGACGCTCCAACACCCAATTGGTAATGCAGATGGACGACGACCTTTCCTTCACCGTTTCTGACTTCACCCCAGCCGTTGACGAAAAAGACACCTCTCCTGCTTCTGTCACCGGAAGAGTCCTTCAAAGACTGGTTGCTGCTTGGCCAGATTCACGCTCCAGAGAAGATCTCCTCTACGACTCCCTGATTCGTGGATCTTCAGCCGCTATACGCAAATCGCTCCAAAGGCTGGAAAAAAGAGGACTCATCGTCTCAACCGTTCCAGAAGAATCTCAAAGCAAGAGCTATAAAGCTGTTCTCGCGCGTGGAGAGGGTTCAAAAGTGTCCCATAACCCTATAGATCCCAGTGCTGGAACGGAATCTACCCTGGGACACAAGCCTGGGACAACGCTTACTTGTCCCACCCTTTTAGAGGGTTCGGTTGAGATTGTTGTTGGAGCGGATGACTTGGGACAAACCTAGTTGTCCACCCCCTGTGTCCCACCCCTCTTTCGCTGCTATCACTGCGTTTTGGGGCGGTTGGGACATATACGGCATCTATACGCGCGTGAAGCATGAATTGGACTGAGATCCTTAAAGCTGGTGGAGTGGACGAGCCACCCGGCTACCTTGAAACACTGAAAGCCATTGCTCAAGACCCATATGTCAAACCGTCTCGTAAATCACACAAGTCGTCTAAGCGCAGAGTAAAATCTTCCAATGAAAGAAATCAAAGTCCGCCTATCAGACTCTCTAATAGCAAGCCTTGAGAGAGAAGCTAAAGCTAGAAAACTAAACCGTGCAGATGTAATGCGCGAAAGGCTTGCCGACCTTCCTTCCTGTGCGTCAATCACCCCTGATGTTTTTTATCAAACTGTTGGCAAGGTTCGTCGCAAGATTGGCAACATTCTTACGAGAAGTCAGGCTGAAAACGTCGTCGCAGCCTGCCTTGTCGAGTTCAAGTCACTGGAAGCCAGTCAATAAGCTAGTGAACGTTTACTATTGCCAAAGTAATGACAGCTCATTGCCTCTGGCCATAACTAGATATACAAGTTATGACCAAGAGGAAAAAGTGTTATGCGTCGAGCAGGTAATTTACGAAGAAGACATAAACCACTTTCAAGGGCAGATAACAGCAGCCCTAGAATGTGGCGTTGATGTCTCAATACTTTCTGCTCATCCAACCTCTAAATTCCCAGTCCTAACAGCATTAATAGAAAGCCAATGAAGTTCAAAATCTTTCAGAAGCTGGGCCGTTGGGTTGTCATTGATTCCAAGTCTGAACTAACTTGTCATACAACGCTTAATGGAGCGATGGACTATGCCTGTTCCCAAGACAGGAAGGCAGATCAATTTGGAACGTCTACATCAGGCAATTCGCACAGCAACAACAGCTGACCTACAACGCGCTGCAATGTTCCTGGAGGGCGCCAGACAAGTCAGAAGCGGCTCCAAAGTTCAACGCTCCAACAGCAGAAAAGCGCAGGCAACAGCTTGGAAGAAGAATGTTGACGACTCAGTAACATGGTAACATTTCTGTAATAACTGATTAAAAATGGCAGGAAAGCACGGCAACCGAATTTACATACAACTACTCTTGGAGCCACATCGCGGCAACTTGCTCCTGGAAGAAGCAAAGCTGCAAGGCGTAAAGCCTTCGGAGTTTATTAGAAATCTTGTTTACAAATGGCTAAAGTCTCAATTCCCAGAAGAAGAAGCAATAGCCGCTGAGTCAGACCAATTAGTTTGGGAAGATGCTGTTCAAGCTCGACTGGAGGGCAGAGCGCGTGAATTCAAAAAAAGACTTGAAAAAAAGTCCGATCACTCCAAACAAACTGATTGAGCATCCATCTCGGCAATCTTGCTGATCGCTTGGCACAACAATTTACGCTGATGCCAGTTCTGCCGCACCAAAGAAGCACATAAACCTTGGACTTCTTCAAGGTCTTCAGTGTTGTGAATAGAACGAACCGACCGCTCCATCATTAGCTCTTCATGGAGCGTCAACTCTGCGATCATCCATGACATCTCGTCCATCAACGTTCTCCAGCTTTTTGCGCTCCTCGTGATAAGGACGCTTAGACCGAATGTAGTCATGGAACGTAGGAACTAGCCACTCTTGCGGTGGCCAGCAATTTTCCCAATTCACCGGTTTGGCGCAATTCAAGACAACAGTTGACCAGAACGCGATCAAATAGGACCAGAGCCAGTAGAGGCCCATCAGGCAGCAACAGACGGCATAACCCGTAAATGGTTGTTGTAATTGCCTGTCACCGCATAACTAAGGGCTGGAACGTCGCTCATGCGATGGAAAACCATCTGACCAATCTTTAGATTGGGATACAGATGCAAGCCGTGATAACGACGCTCATTGGTCAATTCCAGCGTCAACTTGCTTCCGTGCCAACCTGGATCGCACCAACCGGCAAGAGCATGATTTAGCCCCGTCCTTGCACGGCTTGACTTCAAAACGAACTGAGCCGAAATATCGTCAGGCAGATTAAACGTCTCAACGGTCTCCGCTAGTACAAACTCACTAGGAGCTAAATAGTAAGGATCCTCCTCCGTTCGGTCTGATATATCAATATCGATCAACTCACGCTTATCGCTCACCTCAATCATCAACCGATGACCTAAGCGAAGATCCAAGCTTGCTGGATTTAATAGTTCTGGAACGAAAGGCCAAACCATTTGATGGCTATCGCACAAGGCCCGGATTTCGTGATCGCACAGAACCGCCATACAAGTCAATTAAAACGTCAGCTTACTCATCGTCAACCAATATCACCCAGCCCGTTCCAGAGCCCTCAACTTCCCATCTTTGCTGGAATGCTTGACGTGAAACTTTTGCGTTGTTTCCGCCATAACGACCTGAGTGACCTCCGCGTTCAATATCTGGCAAGCCTCTTGGGTCGTGCATGATCCAATCATCCTTATCAAAGCCAACAATGACGCTCCAATGACCACAGCCGTAGCTGTCACATATTGGTGGTTCGCCTCTGCTCATATCACCGTGATGAAGCCAACCAACAGCAACCGGACGACCTGCTGCTAACTCAGCTTCAACCAGGCTCCCATCACCGTCCTGCCTAAATTCAGCATGTAAGCCCAGAGATCTCAATGCACGAACTTGAGCGTCAATGCTTGTTGTATCGCCAAACCGTTCCCTAATCCTGTTGTATTCATCATCAGTCTTCACCTTTCCGTAAAAGGCGGCAACCATCGCAGCAGAAGAGCTAAAACATTCCCTGTAACCCCTGCCGGATTTGTTATCTAATTGGTGAAAATAAGGCACATGGGTTTGCTGCGCTATCCCACTAGCTTTCCAAGCCTCAAACCAAGCAGCATCCTCTCTCAGCAGCTCTTCAGGCAAAGAATCCTCTAGCTCGGAAATTGCTGCTAGCTGGTGCGGGGTTCCGCGAAAGTGACTAAAAAAAGGAAGAAGACTAAGCACTAAGAAAGAAAAACGATTCATTTCCCCAATGCCGGTTTAGGGCATTCAGGTCTAGACAAGGCTCCTGCGTGAAAACCACTCAGGAACAAAAAACCACCGCCTCCAATAACGACGGCTACTAAGGTTCCAAGAATAAAGAACCCGCTGATCAAGACCCAAGCAGGGTCAGTTTTCATTTCTCAATCCTGTCTTCAGGGAACAGGTTCTTCTCGACAAAAACAACAACCTGATCATCCACAGTGTTATCCGTTGTTTTGGCGTAAGCCCACAGCAGGTCAACAATCAGTTTTTTAACTGCCTTGCTCTTCAAAAACGAAAACAAGATCGGACGAACGAGAAACACCATGAGCTTTCCGCTATTGGTCACAGTCTAGTTCCGGTCACTATGGCCCTCAAGTCTTGCAACAGACCGTTCCAGCTCGCTAATCCTCGCAAAAATTTCCTGATCCCTCAGCCTTAGGTCCGTGTGTAGAACGTCCATCCTGGTGGCTAAATTATCAACAGCTGAGGTCAGCCTTACGAGCGAATCTCGACCGGTTTGGTTCTGACGGTTAGCACCTGCAACTAACAGACCACCAACACCGATGAGCGCCCCAGCTACAGCAGCAAAAACTTCGACCACCGCTCGACCAGGCGCTTCGACTAATCATGGCAGATCCACAAGAACATCAAGACGAAAAAGAAGGCATCTCGGTTGCTGACCTAGTTAAGTGCGCTGTGCTCTTCTGGAGCGCAACGTTGCTGACCGTTTCGTATCTAGGAGTCTTTCCTCAAATGAAAATGGACAACACGTTTGTAGCAAGCTTGCTTACTGGAGCAATGGCATCCTTTGGTATTGAACGAAAAGCCGCTAATCAACAGAAGAAGCAGCCCCCTAAAATTGAGCCATCCGGCTCCTTACCAAAATGAAACGGTTTGCTTTCTTAGCCATTACGTTGCTCTCCTCTTCAGCCGCTCATGCTGACATGACACATAGGATTCAGAGTTCTGTTCAGCTCCAAGTTGACGGGGCTGGTTCTATCGCTGAGCGTGTTGGCAGCAGTTACGCCGTCTCAGGCTCAAACATCACGCTCGACACAGCGGGCGGACTAGATGCTCTTACTGCTGGTTCAGCTGTTGGTTACACCGCTGCCGACTACAGCGTTACAACCTCTGGAAATGCTTTTTCCTTTAGTGAATCATTTCTAGAAGGCGACGCCAGCCTCTCTGGAAGCTCTGTATCAACTGGAATAGTCCCAACACTTCCCACACTTGGTCGGACAACGACAACTTCCGGCGGTGTTGCTGGCTCGCTGGCCGGAACCGTTGCTTCCGATAACGGATTGACCTTGACCGCAGGCGGGGCAGGAACATCGGCAATCGGTCAAATTATTACTGAATTGAGCATCGACTAATGAAGTTCCTGCTCATGTTGTTTTTTAGCCTAGCCGCAAATGGCATAGGTTTTGCACCAGCCGCAAAAGGAGTGCCAGTTGTGCCCAATTTCTCAACTGGCTCTATGACTACACATACAGAAACAACCAGCAACGTTACCGAAACAATTGTCAGCGAATCTTACGAGACTGGCTGGCAATACTCAGTCAGTGGCGTCAACATTGAGCCAGTTGACGGCGCAAGTCTCACCCCAGGCACTACAAATCTCAATTCATGGTCAGCTCTAAACGTGCGAAACAAGCCAGAATGGCAGATCACCAACCCAGGTCAGTCCTTTCAGCTTGTCGAGACTTACTCTGGCCCAGGACTTTCAAACGTAACTACAATTCAGCGCGTCACCGAAATAAATCAAATAACCGACACTATCTCTACTTTTTCGCAATAGCCCTAGCAGCTCCGGCGAATGCCAACACCATTGGTGGGGTTTCAGCTACTGCCGCTCCAACAGCAACCAGCTCAGGAAGTGTCACGAATCAGGCGGTAATGATTGCACCGTCACAGCATCTAACCAACTCTTACGGCAATGGCATTCAATGCCAAGGCCCAACATTGACAGTCACCCCGTATGTCAACAGGTCCAAATCTTGGCAGTTGCCGTTTGAGAGCTATTACGATGACCCTGTATACGATATTTCTGATCTGGATGATAATGGGATACTCGATAATCCGGGATCCATCCTTTACTCAATGCCAACAAGAACGGGCCAGAAAGATTCGCACAACTGGAGCGGCGGACTTTCGATGCAATTAACCGTACCTTTAGACGGTGGCTTGCAAGCACGTTGCAAACAAATGGCAGACACTAATATTAAGCTCAATCAGCAAAACATTGAAACTAGAAGGTTAGAATACGAAATTGCTAGATTAAAAAATTGTGGAGAATTAAAGCTAAAAGGTATTAGTTTTCATCCAAAATCACCCTATTACAGGGTTTGCGCTGACGTGATAATTACGCCTAAACCTGGACAAATTTTGCCCCATAAGCACGCTATTCCCGTAGCAACCTTTGAGCAGCCCTCCTCTCGCTAACAGATAAAGGCGCATCAATATGACCTAAAGCTTTTTGCACTCTGCTTAAAGTTTTTTTGATAATAGGTTTTATTGTTTTAAGAAGAAGCGGCGTGGCGAGACCAGCTGAAACACCAACGACAGCAGTAACCCCAACAGTCGTCACTTGAGGCAGCGATGGAACAGCTGCTATAACTTGTTCAGGCAATGGAATCGATTCATATAGGACGACGCACTTACCGTCCTGAATCTCATAGCCCGAAATTACTTCTTTCCCGCCTTGAATAACCGTACCAACCTCTCTGGCTCTAAGAGGAGGACACCTCGGATCCTTGTCAATTGCCGTCTTTTCCTCGGGAAGACTCAACGCAGCTGCCGCTGGCAGCTCTGGTGTTTCAGGCGCAGGAGGGCTCGGGATTGGAGCTACCGGATCGGCAATTAGTTTTTCTGGCCTGTAATCCAGTGCGTTGAAACTGGGCAGGTCGATAATCGGCACACCAATATTCACCGTTACCGGTGGGGCGGTTGGCATAGACAAAGGCGCTGGAATATCCGACCACCATCCAGAAACCTCATTGATCCCAATAGTGCGAATTTCAGGCATTGCCTTGCAACCTAGCGATCAACCGATCCAAATACCAAGAAGCCTTTCCTGCATCCTGGAGCGCATCCCCCTTGTGCCACATCCTCAGCAGATACTTGAGCGTTTGGCCCAGTAAATAACCGCTCACAACGTCGTCAGCATCCTGAACGGCATCTTCAATTACCTCAATAACTTCAACACGACCCTGGTTGTAGTGGTCTGGCGAATTGATCAGATCTGACATCAAAAAGGCAAAGCAGGACCGGTTTCAGTTGGCAACACCGGAATCAGTTCTTTGACCTGACTGGGCATTGCATCTGTCACCGCTCCAGAAACTAACTCACCGACAAGAGCTTTAGCTTCATCTATTGCCTGTTGTTTCAATTCTGGCAACTTGCTGAAAGCGTAATAGCTGCCACCGGCTAACGCTCCAGACACCGCAAACGACAAGACGGCAAGCGTGTTAAAAATCTTTTGCATGAAAAAACCCCTAGCAGTGTGAGAATACTAGGGGCTTTCTCAACCCTGACCAAGAACCACCTCAGTCTTTCTGACTATACATCAGAAGTTGTACTTGGCACCAAGCTTGCCGCCGTAGCTGTTGTTCAGATCGCCAGTGATTCCAGCAAGCTCTGCATAAACAGAAATGTTCTCGCTGGCCGCAACAGATCCGCCAATTTTGCCGGAAAACTCAAGCTCTGAATCCATGCCATCAACAGACACGAAAGCAGGACCGCCCTGCAAATAGACGCTGTAAGGGCCTTCGCTGTACTCATAGCCCAAGTGAAGGTCAGTCACGTTGCCTGAGTAATCAGAGCCAACCCAACCTGCATTGGCCTCAACGTTGGCATAAGGACCAGCAATAGCAGCAGACGCTCCAAAAGCAAGCGCACCGGCAAGGCAAGAAAAAGATTTGATCATGAAAATAAGCAAAACCACTCAGATCTTACCTGCTTTCATTCCCAGCCAGTTAATACACTGTCCTGTTAGTCAGCTCGATGGCGCGTTGAACCGTCGTCTTGCTACGACTCTTGAATCTCTATCACGAATGCCAGCGATGCGTCAGTGCTACTGGTAGACCATGTGCCCCATGAATAGTTTCCGGCAGTGTCGATTTTGCGGTATCCGGCACCGATTGAGCCACTGCCGCTTTGGTCTTCTCCAATTTTCGTTGAGACTGACGGCGGATCCATTGACGATGCGTCATCGTCCAACAACCCCAACAGCAAAGCGAGGCTTCCTGCGCTAAAACTCAAGCTCGTGCCGTTATGCGAAGGTCTGGTAAACGAAGTGGTGGTTAATTTAATGGCCACACTATATGTCGAACTAGACCCAGATTTCCTGAATCCCATGGTTAAACCATAAGTTGCGCCTGAAAAACTGACTTGGATACTGCTCGGATTACTAGGCACTACCCCATAGTCAATCCTGTGTTCAATGCTGTTAGTATCAGCGACTCTTAAGGTAGTTGCGGTTAAGTTGGTATAACCCATGCTCACATTTTGATCGTCAGAACCGCCCACCACAACGATTAGATCGTTTTCCTGCAAGCTTGCGGCTGGGATAGTGTTAGTAGCGCTCCCTTCGGCTACATAGAAAACTTCCCAGTCAGAGGCAGCAGGCGTCTGAATGGTGTAACTACCAATTACTGTCTGAAGAATACCCACTATGTCAATCCTGCGCCACTAATCACGAACTCGCCTGATCCAACGCAGAGAGCGGTGCAAAGCCCATATTGACCTAAAGTCCGGTTTCCTGTTGCACTGCCACCAGCAAGCCGCAACGTCACCCCTGTGCCCTGTGTAATCGTCTGATTACTTCCGCTATCGTTGTAAATAGAAACGACGTTTCCAATACTGAACACACTGTTTGGCACGGTAACCCCGCCTGTGGTTATATTAATATGCTTGCCGTTATCGGTGGCCACGAGCGTATATGCTCCCGTCTGTGAGTTTTGCGGAACGTCACTTGGCCCAGCCGGACCAGTTGCACCAGTATCTCCCTGCGGCCCTGAGCCGCTAAGGCTGAACATTGATAAACCAGAAATTGAGTTATCAATTGTTCCCGTTATACTATTGCTATCGCTAAACGCTCGAACACGAATAACATCGTTGGCGGATAAAACAACAAAAGAAGAACCAACGGCACTAAAGCCACCATCTGATGTGTTTCTAGAGTAAACATCAGCTTGTGATCCAGTGACAACCGTGCCGTTGACTTCAAGTTGTGCTGAGACAATGAGTCTGTTACCTCCATCAGTTTGGTCGCCTGTTGCGCTGTATTCGACGTAGTAATTACCAGCGTTTACAACTGTAATTTCACCGCCAGTTCCTACCGTAAAATCGCCAGCGTCAGAGGTTGCAATAGTTGTATCAAAATCCAGCGTAATCGCTGTTGTTGATAAATCTTGAGTGCCAGTGCCGTCAACGTGTAAATACCGCAGGGGCTCTCCGCCCCCGCCCCCGCCTGCACCAATTTCGATGACAGAACTACCGTCAGTCAGAGTGAACAGGCCACCATCGGTCGTGTTAACCAACAGTTCGCCTGTACCGGTGAAGTCACCTGCGGCGGGGTCAGATGTACCCCGCTTATGCCGGATCGTGTTTGCCATAGATCAGAATGTACCGCCGTCAACTTCAAATCCGCTGACTGCTCCATTCTCCATGAATGTCACCAGATCGCTCAACGCAACCTGAACCATTGTTCCAGCGTCGTTGATTACCATTCGATCAGCTGCTGCCAACGTGGTGGCTGTTGCCGCCGTGTTGCCGTCGATGATATTCAGCTCAGTCGTGGTGACTGTGGCTCCATCGAGAATTGCAACTTCTGTGCTGGTTAATGCTGCCAGGTTTGTGGCCGTACCAGCAGCCATTCCCGCTAGCGTTGTCAGCTGGGCATCAGAGGCTTGCTTGCCGTCTAGCTGGGTCTGGATCGCTGATGTAACCCCATTGACGTAGTTCAGCTCTGCTGTTGATAGCGTCGCGCCGTCTAAGATCTGAACCTCAGCCTGAGTCAGTGCAACCAGTGCTGATGCTGTTGTGGCGCTGGCTCCAGCGAACGTAGTTAGCTGTGCATCAAACGCCTGGACATCACTACCAATTGCAACGCCCAGTGCGGTTCGTGCGGCTGACGCTGAAGTTGCGCCCGTTCCACCATCACCAATCGCCAGCGTTCCAGTGATCGCAGATGCGCCGAGGTCAACACATGCCTCAGTCGATTCAATTACAAGGCCACCATTGGCTTTTAAGTCCAAGCTGACAGTAGAGCCGACAACATCAATACCATCACCGGCTGCAACACTCGCGCCACCAGCTGAAGCAATCGTGATTGAACCGCTGCCCTCTGTGATCGTAATGTTCGATCCAGCAGTGAGCGTGGACAACGTATAACCACTGCCGTTGCCAATGAGCAACTGGCCGTTAGATGGAGCGGCGGTGAGCCCTGTGCCGCCGTGAGCGCGTCCGATTGTGGTCCCGTTCCAAACGCCGGTCGCAATCGTGCCGACACTGGTCAGGCTTGACCCGGTGACACCAGAGCCCAGAGTCGAACCACTTAGAACTGACGTTCCAGCAACCTTAAACTCCTTCCCGGAGGCTAGATCAATGTGCTCGCTAGCTGTCCAACTATCTGTGCTATCTACCCAATTAAACGTTTTTGTTGTCGCGCCCAACAGCGAAATGCCACCGCCGTCAGCCGTTACATCAGTGGGCGTAGTGACATTGCCCAGTGTGATGTTTTTATCAGTGACATCCAGCGTCTGACTGTCAATAGTCGTTGTCGTTCCCTGAACGTTTAGGTCACCTGTAACCGTAAGATTATTTGAAAATGTTGTATTACCGCTTAAAGTTGCACCGCTTAAGTCAACCGTTCCGGTAAAAGTTTTGTTTCCGGATAAGCTTTGATTTCCCGTTAGCGTGCAATAAGCACCAGATCCTGCAATAGCTATGACGCTTGACGCATTCCCCCCTCCTGCGTCTCCAAATCCATACGACAAAATATTGTCAACCTCTGAATAGGCCAACTCAGAAGGCGCAAGGCTGCTAGGAGCGCCAGACGCTCCCCCCGCTGCTCTCTTTTTGATTCTGATGGTGTTTGCCATGGCCTAAAAATTGCCCCCGAGAACAAGAGTGGAAACAGTCCAAGTGCTGTCGGCTTTGTATTCGCCGGACGCTTGATCGTAATAAATCACGCTTGTATCCACTTTAGCGGAACCATCAAGTACAAACCCGGAACCGGACGCGCCTCGCGGCCCAATCGTTGATGCCGTCACAACGGTTGTGACTGGAGCTTCAACAACTGTTGAACCGCTGGAGTCTTGGACTGTAACGGTATTGGCTTGAGTTGTTACGTTGACCGTCGTCATGCCGTATACCCCTGCGAAACAGTAATTTGACCTTCTAAGTAATAATCCTTAATACCTCCGGAGTCAGTGACTAAAACGTCATAGTTCAGACTGTCAGGAAAATCAGTTGTCTGAACATCGGTAAGAGAAATAGTGACCTGACCATTCGCTCGACTCGTATAAACAACCGCAAAATCAGCGTACTTAGTCGTCCTCTTTTCGCTCCACGCCTGCGCAGCTACGGTTGCACCTGTTAAGTCGATAGCTGCGCTGTTGCTGTCCTTAAACTGCAATGCCAACGAAAAATCTGCTCGCCTTTGAAGCGTGAAATTATACGTGCCAGGAGAAACAGACATACTCTCCGCCCATTGCGTTCATACTACCTCTAAGCAGCTTAAAAGGTCAGCTGTCCCCTGTGTCCTTCAGTGAAGGGTGCGCTTTTGCAAGACCTGTGTAAAGACCGTGCATTGGGTGGTCTTTGTTTTGACGACCTTCGTAAACATAAAGCGCATTAATCCATGCGCTTCTGTTCCTCATGGCTTCAACGTCTTCCGCGCCAGGTTTTGCGGGAATCATTGGATCAGGGCGTTTCATTTGCTTTTTGCGTTAAAAAACGATCATTAGTGTACCGTCACTTTTGCGGTAAACGTTGCCAGCTGAAAGCCCGCCAGCTGTTGCAGCTGTGTTGTCTGCAAACGTTTGAACATTAGGAATGCTTAAAACGTTGCCGCTGATTTGAAACTGAGTCGTCAGCGTGCCAGCGGTTTGAACGGAAAACTTCAGACTGCCGTCTTCTGTCGTATCGCTTGCATCAACGATGCTGCCCTCAATCGAGGCGTAGTCAACCTCGCCCGGTGTTGCGTTGTCGTTTTTCCCTCGATAAAACAGCGTTCCTAAAATATCTGCATCTTGTCCAGCGCCTGACGCACCACGACGATGGAACATCGTTATATCACCGCCAGATGCAGGATCATCAGCACTGCATTCCGACCTGATCCCCGTACCCGTGAGGCTCGTCGTCAAGTGGAGCGGGAATATCGGGTCAACCTCGCCAACTCCCACATAAGGGCCTTTTACCCTAATTCGGCTTGCAATAACCCCAGAAGCCGATGACATAATGTCAAGGATTCCGTCCTCTGACGCATCAGTAGCGGTACTGATTTGCCCAAGGATTTGCGCATAAGCGTGAGGGTTCCCGCCAGAATCGTTTGCGCGAAATTCTAGATTTCCAAGATTGTCGCCGCTGGCTGGTGATGCAGAGTTACGGTATAAAACCAAATCTGGAGCAGTATCCAAGCCCGCGTCATTGTTTTCGATGACGACCTGATCAGTCGTGTCCGCGCTAAAAAGATGCAGCTGCGCATCAGCCGTTCCAGTTCCTAACTGAAGGCCAGTTGATGTGAATTTTCCAATGAAGGTTGAGTTACAGCTAAAACCCAGCTCGTTGACACCAGGGCGAAAAATACCACTTAGACCAACGTCAGACAAAAAGCCAATCGCAGGAGCACCCGCCGAACCGTCTCCTAAAGTCCTAAATAGCGATTCAAGCGTAATTGACTTATTTTTGTTGACATTAGCTGCCTCTGAAATGTCAATAACTGGCAGTAAATCGCCAGCAGCTGGAGAGCCGAGGGCGGCAAGATTCGTAATTTTGCGATCAGCCATTAGTCCATGCCGTGGTTAAAGGTCTAAAAGACCGCGAAGCTCTGCAACGGTCAGCCCTGCGCGTTCAAGCTTTTCAGCCGGAGTCAGTTCAGCGTTCATATCAACGCTTGGCATCCCCTCCAATGAGGCAACATGAGCGGCCTCTTCTTCTGCCGTCATTTCCCTTGTAATGACTTCTTTTGTGTTGCAATCAACGATAATACATTTCATGGCTTAACCCTCGCAGATGACTGTCATTGTACCGCTATCGAAGGCGGCGCCTAGTGTTGAAAAAACTTGAACACCTGTTACCGCTCCCAGCGTGTTAATCACGCCGCCTGCCGTCACATTTCCATAAGCTGCTCCCGAATTAAATTGAGCGCCCATTATTCCAGTAGATATATAAACGTCAGGATCAGAGCCAAAACTAATTTTTGTAAACGTATGCTCAAAGTCGCGAACGCTTGAGGCTCTGCCGAATCTATATGTGAAGGCGCTAGTGGCAGTTTCAGAAAGAGTCCTTTGAATTGAGCCATCGTACCAATTAGCTGATGACGTGCTGCGGTAGTTTGCAATAACTGCACCAGAGGAGGTCTTAAGTCTCAACCCAAGGAGATCACTCTCACCGGTAAAAGAAACGCTATATCCTACAACTTTTATTCTTTTCGCCCAGCTTGGTAAATTGTCAAAATTAACTACGCTGCCGCTTGTTGCGGTTACAGCCGTTTCATATCGCATCGTTCCGCTAACGGATGTCGAGAACGTTGCATGTGTGCTCGCTAGGCTCAATACTTCTGTTGCAGCAGCTCCCCCCGGCGAAACTTTGAACTTCAAAGTGTTTAGATTCCCTAGGATTTGCTGAGTAGCTACGCTCCCTATGCCGGTTGGAGCGGTCAGGCTAATTATCGCGGGTGGATCTACTTGGGCGCTATCGCCGCTTAACTTGATGTTGACACTGCTGTCAAAGTTAAAATCTGCGTGTTGCTGGTCATCAATACTTAAAGCAGTTGTTAGCGTACTGCCGTTGTTGGTCTTAAAAACCAATCTACCTTTTTCATCGTCTGCCGTTCCAGAATGATTGGCCTCAATATTTGCAAGCGTTGAGACTTCACCGCCGGATTGAGTGCCTTCAAAAGCCACAATGCTTTCCCGGCCATTGTCAAAATCTTCTGGGGTTTTGTTCCTAAGAACAAGGTTCTCCTCAATGCCGTCCAACTCGGCTACAACGATCCACGCATCGTTTGCTGAATTTCTTTGCTTCAGCTGTCCTGCGGTTGTATCCGCCCAAAACTGAAAGGCATACGTGGTAGCTGGAGCTGTTGCGCCAGAACTGTTTGAGAGCAGAGCCTGCAAGGCATTGTTCAGATCTTGCCTAACCGCTGCGCCTGAAGCGTTAGCAATTACACCGTCGTGCTGTGGGCTCATTTTTAAGACTGCTCAGTGCCGTAACCCGCTGCTTGGTACTGGAAACTCCGATCAATTAAGGCGTCAGAGCCGTCCTTGAACGCAATAGTGAAACCAGACCTAGAAGCTGCTGTGATTTCATAATAGTCCCCAGACGCCAGATTGAACGCAATTATTCCGAGGCTTGGCTCTTGGTAAAAAGCATTGTCAAAAACTACTGCTTTCAGTCCACCGTCAGAAGCTATGGTTGCACTACTCTCAGTTCGAGACTCAAGCTGCATCGTGTAACCCAGGCGATCAATTAACGGCGTTTGATCTGGGTGCATCGTCATCATCTCGGCCTTGAACTGGAACTGCCTGCCAGTGTGCCTCCCTGCTTCCATTGGGAACCACGGGCCAAAATTTATGTTTGATTCCATCTCAATTTTGTCGCCACTTTCCAGCAAAAGAAAATCAAGGTCCTCTAGCAAGAAAAACTCCTCAGTTGTAGCCTGGTTGCTAGTTCTGAAATAGATAGCCGCATTTGTATCATCTGGAATTTCCCCGTCAAAATCTGACCATCTGTCAATCAGCTCAGTGCGAGTGTCAATTCCTTGCTCTGGATACAAGCCGCGACTTGTCAGTGTACGAGTGAAAACGGCATTGAAAACACCACCAAAGTCCAAGACATTACGGAAAAAATATTCGCCAGCAGCAAGCCTCTCCCCAAAGAAATCAAATATTGGGATTGCGTCAAAGTCAGGCTTAGCGTCGATCCTGTCGTCTCCGTCCATGATAAGACCGTCATAAACAGAACTGTAGAAAACTCCTACTTTTTCACCTTGGAACGGCGGCGAGTCTGCGTCTTCTCTTCTTACGTCGATATTCAAACGCGGCAACCGATCCGGCAAATCAATTGTTGCGCTAACTGCCTTTATGCTCCGCTGCCCGCTTTCGTCCTGAAACTTGATAAGATATTCGCCTTCCATCAACGGCATAACAACCGAATTAGTTTCGGCCTTGACTATTCTCAAAAGCGTGCTGTTTGACCATTCACCCGATCCATCAAGTTGTGTTGAGTGTCGAATTACTGCTAAAAGGTTGGCGCGAGATGTTGCACTAACTGACTGAGGGATTTCCCACCTAAAGACGACTTGATCGCCTTCAGTGGCTTGAATAGTGACATTAATCGGAGAGGTTGGTCTTGCAACTGTGCCAGGATTATCGGGATCAACGTCAGGAGCTGAGATCACACCAGTCGCTGTAACCCATGCTGATTTTCTATTAACAGGGGGTGCGCCAATTGATCTAACCTGAACTGTTAGCAATCGGCCTGGGTCTAAATTATCAATTTCAAAACTGGTATCGGAAGTTTGAATGATTTGATAATTGCCGCCAGCAATCTTGTAACGCAATTCAAAACCAAAAGTGACTCCATCTTGTCCACGACTCCATGACACAAGTGTTCTGTTCGATGTCGTTTGCCCGTTTACAATCTGTCGCGTTTCTATCGTTAAATTTATAGGGTTAGCAGGCGCATCATTAAAAAGCGTCACATCCTGGAAAACTAGATCTGTCCCAGTGTCTGCCGTTTGATAGATGCTGTCATTATGCTCAACCGCTGTGATTGAATACTGACCTTCGCCGTTGTCAGCAACAGATAAGCATTTGAATTTTTGCTGTTGGACGCTAGAGGAAGCAATTGACCAAATTGATTGCTCTAACGGAGCATTGCTAAATGACGACGTATTAATTACCGCTCCAGCTGTACTAGCGATTGATCTGGTTTCAACCGCTCCATCAGGCATCGTGCATGTGAGCGTATGACTAGACCCAGCGGGTAAAGCAATTGTCTGATCTGTAGTGATCGAGCTAGTTGTTGCGCTACTGACACGTCCCGCAAGTCTTACGCCTTGACGCATCTCGTCTGCTACAGCAAACACTTGGCCCGGCAATACGACTGCTCCTTGCAGGCCAGTGGTAAAACTTACGACTTCTCCATCAATTTCCTCAGATGCCAGCATCCAACGGCCTAAACGTTGGGCTTGAAATTTAGACGTTGCGCCAATGGCAACGATTTCTTTTATCTGGTATCCATACTTGCTAATCAGTGTTGCATCTTCAACAACAACAAAGTTAGATTTATAGAAGTTTTGTGGATCGTTATACCTAACTCTAATACTAGTGCTGCGTGTTTTAAGTGAAGTGCCCGAGTAACTAAACGCTCCATCAATAACGTTGCTATTTGTGTAAAGGTGAACGGGGGCGATTGCCGTTCCATTCAGATTGCCGTGATCAGCAGCCGCCTGGATCGTATTTGCTTGCCAAAAAAGCATTCCGCGAAATACGCTTGCCAAATCTTGCAACACGTTGAAAGCTTCGGCTCTGTTGCCAATTACGGTGTTGCAAGCAAAACGCGGCTCTTGGCTGTTGTCTGGGTTTGTCACCAGCTGATTGGC